AGGCATGACTTTTCACCGCCGCTGTTGCTGGTGTCAGAAGCCATTCATCCAGTATCGGCACGGCCGGGAGTTCTTCTGGGGCTGCTCGACCAAAGCTTGCATGGCGCGTCAGGCCCAATGGGCCATTCAAGTCCAGAAAAACGGCGAGGGCAGGCCGGTCTACCTTCCACTTCCTAAACAGGTCGAAGCCATAGAGGCGGTTTTCAACGGAAAGGCCAGGTGGATTCTGTACGGCGGCGCCAGAGGTGGGGCCAAATCGCATTATCTTCGCTGGCTTGCCTATCTGTGCTGCTTGCGTTTTCCAGGTTTCCAAGTCGTGCTGCTTCGTAGAACTTATCCTGAACTGGAAAAGTCGCATCTTCGACGAGTTCCAGGTGAGGTAGCTAAAATCAAAGCCGACCCGGTTCTCTCCGCGAAACCTCCGGTTGTCCGCTTCAAGAACGGGTCGATCCTCGAGTTCGGTCACTGCCAGGACGAAGGAGCAATCGAAAACTACCTGTCAGCCGAATATCACATGATCCTCTTCGATGAGGTTGGCACATTTACCGAAGACATGGTTATTCGAATCGGCTCGTCAGCCAGGCTTACAAGCAACGACTTCAGGCCATGCATCGTAGCAGCAACCAACCCAGGTAGCCGCTGGATCTACGACCGATGGATCATTAAAGAAGTAGACCGCGACCGATATCCAAATTACGACCCGGAGGATTACTGTTTCATCCAATCAAAGCTGGAAGACAATCCGTATCCCGATCCCGAATACGAGCGCTTTCTTGATTCTCTCGACCCGGTCACGAAAGCTGCCTGGCGAGATGGCCGATGGGATCTTTTCGAGGGCCAGTTCTTTTCTGAGTTCAGGTCTGAACTGCATGTAAGGACGTTGGAGATTCCGCCGGACGTTCCTAGGATTGGCGGCCTGGATTGGGGCTACGCCAAACCTGGCGTTCTCCTGTGGGCTGTGGTTCTTCCAGATGGACACCTCCACATTGAACGCGAGTACAAGTTCACGCAACAGCTTGCCGAAGATGTGGCACTGACGGCACAGCAAATGTCGCGCGACTATGGGATACGGTCGTTCGGCCCGATTGCCGCCGACCCGTCCATGTGGATTCGCACCGGGCAGAGCGGAGAATCAATCGCGGAAACATTCGCCCGTGCCGGTATGCCCCTGATGCGCGCCAATCACGAACGGGTGAACGGCTGGCAGCGCGTACGCCATTGGCTGCGAACGGCGCCAGACGGCGTGCCGTGGCTTACGATTGACCCTGGTTGCACGTACGGACTACGCACGTTACCGGCTGCCACGTTCGATAAAACCAACCACGAAGACCTCGATACCGACGGTGACGATCATTGGATCGACGCATGTCGGTACTTATCAATGTCCCGTCCGGCCCCATTTAGAATAGAGACCATCAAGGAGCCGGCGCCAGAGTCGGCCGGAGCTCTCTTCCGGGAGGCTCTTGCTGGCGCTGTAAGTTCTGGTAAACTGGGCAGCGAGAATGTCCTTGCAAGATGACACTCCGCCCGTGCCGCTTCCCAAAGAGGGCCACGGCTCCCTTTCATATTGGCAAGACCAGATACAGTCTGCTGACGAAAAGCGACTCCGCTACAAGGAGCAGGAGTGGGACAAGAACGTCCAATACTATCTTGGACGAACGCTTGATGCCCTGCCTCAACAGGATACGGTAGTCGTTCCGAAAGATTTCGCTAACGTCGAACGGAAAAAAGCGGAACTTTTCTTCCAGAATCCAGACGTCACGCTGACCCCGAAGATGCCGGGACTCGAGGATGCCGTCTTCAAGTTCCAAGCCGTGCTCAACCAAAAGCTTGGGCCTGATGGTGTAGACGCCGGCACCATGATGACAGAGACGACCTTCGACGCATGCATGACCGGAATGCTCTGTTCGAAGATCGGGTACGAAAGCTTTTCGGACGGTACCTTGCCGGTCCAGATTGGCGAAGAGGAAACACAGCCCGGCCAGATGCTTCCTGGCGCAGTCCTCGGCCTTGGACCCATGACGCCGTCAGTCATGGAACCTCAATTCGAGCAGGTTCCTAACATCATCTACGAGCGGTATTTCTGGGAGCGCGTGTCGCCTGCAAAGGTGCTCATTCCGTCTGAATTCTCTGGGTTCAACTACGATAAAGCTCCGTGGCTAGGGTTCGAATTCGAAGAAAACTGGGAAATCCTCCGCCGAAAGTACGAACTTCCCGAGGATGCTCCTGGAGGAGGAGCGGCCGACAACCAAGAGCACATGCTCAAGAGCGAACGGCAGGACGTTGAAACCAGGAGCAGTAAACCGAAGCGTCGGAAAGGATGGGAAATCTGGTACCGTGCCAGCCTGTACGATCCAGCCGTTAAACACCCCGAACGGCTTCGGACGTTCGTTCTGCTCGAAGGCTGGGATGAACCTATAGACCATCGTGACAGCCCGTATCAGAAGATCGGTCCAAACGGGAAGCTGAAGGGAATGCTCGGTTATCCGATCCACATCGGAGCCATGCGGTACGTGTCAGACACGGCCTTTCCGACAGCAGAACCGACAATCGGCCGCAATCAGGTCAAGGAGCTGTCTAAGAGCCGCACTCAAATGCTTCTTCAGCGCGACCGCAACGTGCCGATGCGACTCGCTGATGTCCATCGTCTAGGTGGACAGGCAGCGCTCGACAAGATTCAACAGAACGTCTGGCAGGCCGTGATTCCGGTTGTGGGACTCGACGCCAACAACCCGCCTATTCAGGAAATCGCGCGTGCTAACTATCCGCCGGAAGACTTCCAGTTCAACTCCATAATCAGCCGGGACCTGGATGAAGTGTGGGCCTTTGGCCCGAATCAACGAGGACTCGAGACGGCTGAGCGCAAGACAGCGACAGAGATCCAGAACATCCAGTCAAACGTCTCGACCCGCCTCGATTACGAACGTCGGCACATCATCCGGTTCTATGTCAGAGGCGCAGAGAAACTAGGAGCCTTGATTCAGCTCTTCGCCGGCCCAGAAGATTACATCGAGATTCTTGGTCAGGATGGAAGTAGACGATTACAGGTCTGGAACAAGGAAGAGATCCAAGGAGAATTCGTCTATGACGCTAAACCTGACAGCGCAGTCAGAGTGGATGCAGCCAGGGAATTCCGCGATCTCCTTGAACTTTACAATCTCACTGCCAAGGATCCTCACGTCAACCGGGTTGAAATCCTGACAAAAATGGCACGGTTGCGGAACCTCGATCCTAGCCGATACCTTGTGCCTAAGCTGCCAGAACGGAAGCCGCCCCCGCCGGGCGCCAACTTCGCCTTCAAGGGCGAAGACCTGCTCCCGACCAATCCGCATTTTCCGATCGTGCTCGAGATTCTTCTACAGGCTGGCTATAAGATTTCGCCGCAGGCCATTCAGGCAGCTCAACAGCACGCCCAGGCTCAGGCCATGATCATGAACGCCGTAGCCGAAATGGGAACGATGCCGGAACCAGGTGAGAATAGAACCCATCCGGGAGCAATGGGGCAGGCCGAGCGGATCTCCAAGCACCAGTCGGAGCGGACAGGGGAACGTTCGGGGCCTCCGGTTGAAATGGCTGGGATGACACGATGACCAGAATCTGCGAGAAATGTGGCGTTGAATATGGCCTGGGCGATTGGCCGTTCTGCCGCTCAGGTCATGGAACGGCTAGATATACGGTGCGCCCGGACACTATTCCAGGCGGCATGGTGATCGAGAATCTCACGCCACAGCCGAAGCGGTACTACTCGCATTCTGAAATCAAACACGAGGCGGAAATGCGCGGATTGACGCCGTATGTCGTGCACGTTGGCACGCCTGGCAGCGACAAGTCCCCGCACACGTCACGATGGATCTAAAAAATGGCCATCAGCCCGGAAAAATCACTACTCGCCGATAAGACAACCGCTCGAATAGTCGGTCCCGACGGCAAGGCCGCAACCTATTTGACAGATGTCCTATCGCCTGAAGACGCAAAACTACTGCGCACTTACAAGAAATTCCTCAACCGCCACGGCTACAAAGAAGCCCTATACTGCTCGCGTTGCTGGGAACAGAACCTCAGCCATGGGTGCGAAGCACATGTGACCGACACCGATATCGGTATCCGTTGCCGATGCCGGTTTACGTACTTCAAAGGCCAGACTTTCTAGCCCCTACCGCTTACATGCATGTTTTTGATACACTTGGCGGCGAGAGGTATGCATGTACGAAGCTACAGGCGAAAGTAGCGGGGCACCCTCCAGCCCCGTCGCGGAGTCGCCGCCCGCATCCACCGTTCCGGCCGGCACGTCCGCTGATGCGTCAATTCAGCCCGGTGCGGATGGGTTGTCACCAGCATCGCAGAACGAACCGGGTCCCGTCCCGGACTCCCGCTTCAAGGAAGTCAACAGCAAGTATCAGGCGCTCAAGTGGGCCGAAAGTCACGACCCGCAGGCCATCGGTCAGCAGCAAGCCTTCTTTCAGTGGCTTGACCGCGACCCCGAAGGAGCTTTCAGGTATCTGGAAGACTATCTAGGGCGTAGCGGTGCGCTGAAGAAAGCTCCGCCGGCTGATACCGGCAACGGCAGGCCACAGGCTGATGTGGTGGTGCCCGAAACCGGGCAACGCTTCTATTCGGCCGAAGCCGCCGAAAAGCTTGCCAAATGGCAGGCCGAAGCCCTCCTGAACGAGCGGTTGACTCCAATCGAAAAAACGCTGAGGGAAGTCGAAGCCGACCGGGTGACAAGCCGGGCGCGCGGAGAAGCTCAGCGTATGCTCTCTGAAGCGGAAGCATGGCCGTACTACAAAGACCACGAAGCGGATATCCTTCGCGCGATGCAGGCCGATAAGCGCCTGTCGCTCGAAGGCGCGTACAACCGCGTAGTGGTGCCAAAGATGCGGGGCTTGGAACGTGAAGCGGTGCTCAAGGAACTCCACGATAAACGTCAGGCTTCAACCGTCAATCCGGGATCGTCAGCACCATCCGAACGGGTCGCTGCCGGCAAAATGAGCTGGACCGATTTGTTCAAGAGGGAACTAGCGAAACGGACCGGCTGAAGCGTTTGACAAGGAGCTGAGCACACATGGCCGACCCTAACCTCGGTGAGGTTGCAGCAAGCGTCAACTAGGCGCTTGTAAAACCAGCTCTGATTGGCTTCAACCCTGAGATGGGAAGAAGGCGGAAGCAGGCGCAAGCCGGGCACCGTGAGAGACTAAGCGAGCTGGCAGTCAAGATAAAGCACAGCACGATGGAACAAAGTCCGATTGTCAGCCAACAAGCCCAATGCGGTGTTGCAGGAACGACACAGCAACCCTCTAAGGGCTCCGGTTTTGTGGCAATGATCCACAATCAATCTCTGCTTGCGCTGACAAACAAGACAAAGAAACTGTTGTTTGGCACACATCGCTTCATAGGTCTTACGGTCGATGCCGTGATAGCGTTTGTGGTACTTGTCGGCGTGGTACTTCTTCATGTAGGCCAGGTGGCGTTCTCGATTCTCAAAGCGCCATTCTGCGTTCTTCGATTTGAAGTACTCACGATGAGACAGTCGATATTCTCGATTGTATGCCTTCAACTTCTCGCGATTGGCTTCTCGATATTTCTTGGCGTAGGCCAATTCTTTGTCATGATCTCGGGCGTAGCGTTCTTGCCGTGTTTTTCTAGCCATATCTTGTCTGATGCGATAGTCCGTTCTGCGGGGAAAAACGAACCCGCAGAGTTGAGGAGAAATTCTCAACCGCCAGCTTACGATGGGCTGGTCACAAAAGCAACAGAAAGTTGGGAGCAGAAGATTGGCACGAAGCCAGACGACAACATCTTCGATTCCTATGCGCTGTTCCACTTCCTCGGTGAGCACGGGTTCAAGGAGGAGGCCGACGGCGGCCGCCTCATTGAGCATTCGTTGCAGTACGCGGTCAATTCAACCTTCAAGTCGTATTCCGAGCTGGAAACACTCGACACCAGTCGGGTTACGGTCTTTGATGCAGCCCGCTACGAATGGAAGATCAACGCGGGCACCGTCGTCTATTCAGAGCTCGAACGGCTGCGGGCGCAGGCAGCCTCCGGCAAGTTCGATCTCATTGCCGAGAAGCTCGAAAACGGGCGCATGTCGCACACCGACGCCCTGAACTCGCAGGCATGGTCTGACGGAACCGGAAACTCGGGGAAAGATGTGGGCGGGTTGCAGTTGCTCATCTCCACGACTCCGACAAGCGGAACCGTCGGGCAGATCGATGGCTCGACCTTCTCGTGGTGGCGCAATCAGCAGACTTCGGGGGCCAAGACATCGACGGCCTTCGACAACCTGCGCGCTTCGATGCGCTCGATCTACAACCTGTGTTCGCGTGGTGGAACCACCGAGACACCAATGGCGTGGATGACCACGCGCACGGTGTTCGAGGGCTACCACGGACTTCTGGTTGCCAACGAGCGGTTCACGTCCAAGGAGAGCGGCGACGGGGCATTCAAGAATACTGTTCTGGCATTCGCTGGCGCCAAGGGCAGCTACGACGAGGATGCTCCTTCCGGCAATCTCTATTTCTTCAACAACAAGGCGCTGAAGTTCTGTTACCTGAAGGGAGGCTGGATGAAGATGTATCCGAAGGTGGATCCATCGAATCAGCTTTCGAACGTCCACAAGGTCGCGACCTTCGGCAATCTGTCAACCGGCAACCGGCGGCGCCTTGGCGTCGTCAGTGCCATCACCTAAGGGAGGGCACCACAATGGCAACTCTGCGTGGCTTCACCCAAACCTTTGCGGGTGGCACCTCCCAGGTCCACACGACGCCGTATCCGCATGAATTCGGCGCGAGGGCGTTTGATTCGAGCGGAAGCGAGTACATCTACTGTCAGTTTGAATCGACAGTGTACGGCGGGCTTCTGGGATTCATCTCCCGCGACGGGACGTACACGTTTCAACTGTACTCGACAGGCAATTACGGCAACGTCGGTGTCGTGATCGCGCCTGGCACGTCCGATAACGCAGGCTGGGTGCAGATCGGCGGGTATACCGCCGGTTATGTCCAGTGTGTTGGCGGGTCGTCGCTTGCAACTTCTTCGGGGCGCGCCCTGAAGGCGACCTCGCTTTCGTCTCCGGCGACTGGCCTTCTGACTGTCTCGACAGGAACGTCCCTTGAGTCTGACCTGATCAAGGGAATGTGGCTAACGCAGCTCACCTCGAGCGGCACCACGAGTGCCACATCGGCGACTGGCCTGAGGACGAGGGTGTACATGGATCATCCGTACATTACTCAGCCTGACGCGACCAGTTAGTTTATGGCGGTCGTTCTCGCTAACCCGAAGGTGGTCGAACGGGTCCATCCCGTTCGGCCACCGATGGCTACCATCGGCCGGCAACGCAAGGTCGGGCTCCTTGGGTCACATCACAGCCTCGAATATGCTCCCTGGTTCGATCCGTCCTGGGAATTCTGGGGGCACGCTTCGAGTCGTTTCTACTACAAGCGCGAGCCTGAGCGGTACTTCGACCTGCACAGGAAGGAATGTTGGGTCATGGCCCATAAGCATGATCGCTACATGTCCTGGCTGAAGAGGAACATCGTCCCAATCTACATGCAGGATGTAGACAAGGAAGTGCCGGCCTCGATCCGCTATCCGCGCGAAATCATCTTCGCCGAGAACCGCCGGTATTTCACCTGCCACGCTGC